TCAAGCTGGTCTTTTCTAAGCTGGTAGTCTAAGAGGTTCTGGACTTGAGTGCCGAGACCTTGTAGTGACTGCTGGAAGTCAGCAGCGCTGTTTCCACTAGCCCGTGCTACGTTGATACTGGTCTCGGCAATAGAGCGTCTATTGTTCTCCTCGATAGAGAGGCGTTGTTCAGTAGACTGTGCCATCCGCTGAGAGGTTGACTGAGCCTGCTGAATAGACTGGTTCAGAATTTGCTGACCCTGGTTAAGAGTCTCTAGAGGCGTAGTGTTAGGTGCTGAGTCAGCACTGACGTTGAGAGTCTCAGGTAACTGTACTTGTGGGGTGTTGAACCCCAGAGAACGTATTTGCATTATCCAACTCCAGAGTTATTAGCGAACTCACCTGACTGAAGCCTAGGCAAGTAACGCTGTGGGATGTAGCTAGACGGGCCGATAGGAGCTGACTCCCTGGGCTTAGTCTTGATTAAAGGCGAGATAGCGTTGTAAGCACCAACACCAACAGCAAGAGCATCAATTAAGCTGGCCCCACCAGAGGAACGTTGCTGAACTTGTAGGCTAGCTGAGTTAGCGTTACCTGTCTTACTGAGGGACTCTTGGGCTAACGTATAGTCTTCACGCTGAGCCTGACGAGCTTGGGACTCAGTGAGGTTGCGATACTCAGTGCTGAACTTCAGTTGGTCACCAGCAATGCGAAGAGCTTCGTTCTGCTGCTGCTCGTTAAAGTCAGTGGCTTTGCGCTGAGCATCTGCACCAATCTCAAGCATACGTTGGTTGGAGTTGAGAGCACTCTCTGCTTGGTTGAGGTCACCAAGTGAGAGCTGCTCAGTTAGACGGTTGATGTCACGCTCACTCATGTTCTGAAGCTGAGCTTCAACTGCGTTACGGTCAACCTCCAACCCAGCTGTGAGAGCTGCTGCGAGGGTGCGTAGTCGGTTACCTGACTCCAACACACGACCTGTGCTACTGCGAGATTCTAAGAGAGTTCTAGCAATTAGTTGCTTGCGGTCTTCCTCACTGAGCTGCTGACCCAATTGGGTGGAGTTAGCTTGTAACTGCTCTAGTGCTTGTGCTGTCTGCACATCGGACTGCTGACGCTGAGATGATGCCCCACCAACAACATTAGCACGTTGTCTGGCTACCCCGTCTTGCTGTCTCGACTGGTTGATGTTGCTGGCTAAGAGCTGCTGCTCTATTGCGTTACGAGCACGCTGTGCTTCAATGAACCCCAACACACCTTGAGTCTGCAAAGCGAGTTCTTGCTGAGCAGCTCCTTGTCTAAACTGAATGTCGTTGAGGATGTACTCACGTTCTGCCTGCATCTGCTGGTTCTCCATGCGACGCATAGCAATAACGGTAGAGTCGTAGTTTCGTTGTTGCTCAATGCTGAGCTGTTGTCTCTGGGCAGAGGCTTGCTTGTTCTTAGAAACTAAGCCTGCCACCCCAGAGACAACACTGATACCTGCTGATACTGCTGCCATAGTGGTTTCTATCCTGGTTGATAACGCTTCTCTCTTTGAGGCTTGACTTCTACCTCGTAGCCGTTCAGCTTAAAAGCCTCTGCACCAACAGAACTTATCCACCAACGGTACTGAACACCAGAACCTGTGAGTGGGATACTAAACTGCTTGACTCCTATAGCCTCGTAGGAGGTATCGTAGAAGGTGGTGTTAAGCGAAGAGCCAGTACTGTAGTCTGACCTGTCGTTAGCTAGCCCAGATGAAGCTCCAATGTGGTTACTGTCTGTAGTTACAGCTACGTTTGCCATGTTCACTTGACGACAGTTCTGAAGGTTAGCGTAGAAGTACTTCCTCCCAACAACAACTGTGGTGTCGAACTGAAGGTGTAAACGCTTGAGACGCTTCAACCTACCCATGCTAGCAAAGTTGAATATCTTCGAAGCAGCGATGCTAGTGTACACAGCTCCTCCCAACCTACTGTGAGCAACGTTAGGAAGAAGTACGTTGTCTACCGTTGTGGGCTGAGGGAGCGTGAGGTTGAAACCACCTGCATCCGCTGCCACCAAGCTAGGTTGTGGGTATACGTTCCAAGGTGTCTGTGAAGTAGCTAGCGAGTACGGAAGCCACGCAGTAGGAGACGTAACCCCACCAACAAGGAAGGAGGTGTAGAGGTTGTCACCGAGGGTCATGCGAGGGTTCGACAGCACAGGTGCAGCTGAGTTACCAACCCAAACATCTCTGAACTTTTTGATGTCTGTACCCACTGCATCTAACAAGTTGGGGAAGAACTTCAGTTCGCTGCTGAAGATACGCTGTGGTGTGTAGTAGGAAGGTATCGCCATGTTCTGAGCGATACCACGTTGTGCCCACGTAACGCTGTTAAAGTATACAGCGAAGTCCATGTAGAACAACTGGTTAGGTATTAGCACTCCAAGGAACTGGGATGATGCCACCAACGAGAAGAGACACAACTTGCTGTAGAGCTTAACAGGGTTGAGCATCTGGAACGGCACAGATGACGTTAACGTAGCCCAAGCATCAAATCGAGTGTTAAGAGTTAGGTGACGTGTGGTATACAGAGAGCCATTGTTTACACACAGTCCGATGTAGAGCAAGCTGCTGCTCTCGTCGAAGATGAGCCAGTGCTTATCATCAGACTCAGTAGATGCGAGGTTCTCGAAGAGTGGACGTACCTTGGAACTACGTTCTGCTACACCAAGCTGTGAGGTGTTAGGCTTGTTAACGAGGTCGAAGACTCCGTAGCGATTCATGTAGACTACAGAGAGTTCGCTGACAGATACACAACGCTGGTTGAAGCAACCGTAGGAGGCTGCGACAGAGACTCGGAAGCTGTTAACAGAAAACTGCTCACCAGCTATAACTGAGAACACAGAGTCACTGGTGAAGATTAAAAGAGCCTCTTGCCATGACACCATAGCAGTTATGTTATTGCGAGTATCAGCTGTGATGTTCACAGTGAAAGGCTCATTAACGTCACCCTTTAGTGCCTCACTAATTTGGAAGAAGGTGAAGAACTCACCAACAACCATGCTGTCAGAAGATGCGCTCACCACCAACTGGTCTGTTGTGCTTGTGGTGCTAAGAACTAGACGGTCACGGTGTACGGTACCCAAGGTTGGGAATGTACCTACGTTGTAGTCACAGAAGGCACCAACACCATAAGCCATGATGTAGCGCCCGTCCATAATAGGACTTGGCACTGTCTTGTCAAACAACCAAGTAGTCTGAGAAGCAGAGCCAAAGAAGCGCTTAGACGAAGTGTCAACAATCTTAATCTCAGACTCGTAGCTAGGTATTCTCTGCCCACCAGTAGGCTCGATAGAGTGAACGATGGAGGTGCTGATAGAACCTAACGTGTAGGTGGTAGCAACAGAGCTGACATCCACGTTCCAAGTTTGCCAACCCATAGGACTAGAGCTACAGGCTGCTGTGTTGAGGACGCTGAGTTCTCCGTCTACGTACACTCTGAGGTCACCTAACTTGGTACCAGCACCTCGACGGAAGGGGAGGATTCTACGACGAATGATAGTCAGAGGCGTGATACCACCAGCAGCTTGTCTAGCTCCGAAGGTTACGAAGAAGGGCGCTGGTTGTGGTGGAAGCCCAACAACACTGGTGTACCTCCCACCCATAGTAGTCTGGTAGAGGTTCTCAGTGTTGGGGTTCGCAGCAATAGCGTAGAGGTTGGAACACAGGTTGGCTTGGCTGCTTGCTGTCAACCCAGTGAATACGTCGTTAGGTCTAATGACTGGATAATCAGTAATTAGCTCTGCTGGCACAGCTACGTTCTGGTCTAAGTCTGTCACGTTAACGCGAGACACAGACTGTGCAAACTCACCACCAATATAGTAAGCTGCTTCTGCCCACCACTGCCATGTGATGCTTGCGATACTCAAGCGTCGCACACCAGCAGTAAGAGCTGGATTGCTTGTAACAGTTACGTTGAACCCAGTGTTCTTGGTGATAACAGAAAAGCTCTGCTTCGTAACAGGGTCCCAAACAAGGGTAGAAGCCGCTGATCTGTCAAACCAACCATAGTAGTCGTTGAGCGAGTAGCTAGCCTCAGCTGTGGTGTTAGGCCCAAACACAGCTACAGTGAAGTCTAGCGTACGTTCCAACAAAGAAACCTCAACTGGTGGGTGATTACCAGTCAAGATTAAGACCCTGTCGTAGGGTGCTGACATTACGACGAAGTTGCAAGAGGTAAGAGGCTTAGTCCAAACGTTAGCCTTACTTACGCTAGAGGAGGTACTGATGTCTCGAGGGTTGAGGGTATTGTCGAAGAACTGAGTGATTACGATACCACCATCGTTTACGATGATTAGGTACTCAGTGCCGTTCTTTGTGTGTACGGAACAGTGCCAGCTCTTAGCAGAGTTACCAGCACCAAAGTTGTAGAGTGAGACAAGTGAGGTACCACCTCTACGAACGATAGCACCATCAGTAGAGACATCACAGTTCTGAAAGACGGTGCAAGACGACGGCTCAATGTCCCCACCACTATTAGAGAGGTCTAACCCACTGAAGCTATTGGTATAAATTCCTGAGTGCTCTTGTGTCTGTTGCATTATACCCTCCAGTAAGAAGGCGCATCTGAGCCTTCACGAGACCTTTCAAGTTGTAGTTGCTGCTCGAAGGCAGCTAAAGCCTGTTGGTAAGCTGTGGCATCCGTGGTGTGCATACGGTGCATTTCTGCTTCTGCGTATAGCTCACAGCATTGTAAGAAGTTGGCAGGTTGATTTAACACGTCGCTTATGAGTGAAGGCACTGTAGGCGTCAATATTAAATCAACCTGTATACGTGACCTAACGGAGGTCTCAACGGGATCCATGATGATGCTAGTCTCAGTACGCTCACACCAGGAGCATGGCGTACTCGGTATCAAACCACGACGCTGCCAAACATCTAGAAATTCTTTGCGATAGAGGCGTGTGATTCCAGTATTTGGCGAAGCGTCGTCTAAGTAAACTCCCAACACACTTTGGTAGGCAGGTACCACAGCAACATTAAACCCAACCCAAGAGGAGGGATTCACCTGTGCACGTAGGTGACGCCACCTCATGGTGTTAGAGACGAACTTGATTGCACGTTGCCAAGATAGGACAGCCTTACGGGACGCCACTCCCTGAAAGTCTGGTGCCTCATACTCACCAACAGAAACAAGTAGGTCATTAACGTGTGTTAAAAACTGTGCCATGGTACCCTCCTATTAGACGGTTGTGTGGATTAGGACAGCGTGCTCTCTACGGTACAATTTAGCACCATAGGAGTGACGTGCTGCAATCAAGGTCAACATCCGGTCAGGCAGGTAGTTAACCTCAGGACTGATGTTGTTCTGCATAACAGCAGCTGCCCACTCTTTCGAGCACATGATTGCTGTATGCACAGGAGTCGAGTTACCCGTGAAGGTAGCAGGCAGAGACACAGCACCAGGGTCTTGGCGAGGGAAGTAGCGGCTACCCGTGAAACCAGGAGTAGGCGACGTGTCGAGGATTTGGTCAGCAACACGACGAATCCAACCAGTGGCGCTGTTAGCACGCAGCAAGGAGGTACGGAAGAAGTTGACACCGTAGAGGTTACCAATCATCCCACTCTCTTGAGGCTTACCACTTACGTAGTCGCTGGAGGTCAACTGGTCGATGGACAGCAAGTCAGTCTCCTGACCTGGGGACACCATACACACCAAGTTGTTCTCGTCAACGTCTGCGTCTAAGAGGATCTCACGAGCTGCCAGGATAGCTGCACGGTTGATGGTCTGACCGTTACCAGAGATGGTGCCGTTGGAAGATGCGAAGACGTTCTGGGTGGAGATACCGTACAAAGAAGCACGGAGACCCAAGATAGCCCCACACAAATCCTTAGCCATCACGTAGCCCATACCGCTAACGTATGGTTGGCGGAAAGCGTAGCTTGCCATCGCTTCAGCGAAGTTGTCGATACCAATACCGATTACTCGGTCGCTGTCTACGCGAATCTCGTAATCGTCGTTGTTATCGTTCTGGATGGAAATCGGCTGGTCAGTTTGCTTGTCTTCCATCATCATCTCGCCGATACGAGGAATGTGGAACACATCACCTCTCTTTACAGTCGCTCCGAAGGTTTTGCAAAACTGCTCTGCTTGGAACAAGCGTTGTTGCCGGAATGCCATCATCTCGGGCAACCAGAACTCGGCAATAAATTGCCTTGCGGTCTGCTGGTTAAAGCTCTCACCTGATAGTGAATTAGAAATTGCCATGATAGTTCTCCAAAGATTTAGTCGTTAGTAATACGACCAGCTTTTCGTGCCTCAGCGATTGCGGCAGCATTAGCCTGGTAGGTTTGAGGATCGTTTAGCATCCAGTTGTTGATGTCGCTCTTCTTGAAAGTAGGCCCACTCTTAGAAGAAGAGGACTTACCAGTGGAGGAAGAAGAGATACCAGGAGCCTTCTTGCTGCTGATACGATTCCACATTAACTGCATACCTTCTACGTTATCCAGCTTTCGTGCTAACTCCGGGTTAGACTTTAAGAGTCCTTTATGGTAGTCAGAGATTGCAGTGACTCGACGTGCGTATTCGGCTTCGTTAACGCCCCATTCAGCTTTTAGCTGGTTAGCTGTCGTTTCAACAGTCTGCGCTTGTCGCGCCTGTTCGAAACTAGCAACCTGTTCTTGGAGGGCTTTGATGCTCTCGACTGCTTCCTTAAGAGAAGGAATACCGAGCTGCTCTGCTACGAACTTCTCGAGCTGTTTGAACTGTTCACTCTCGTAAGAGAACGGCTCAGCTTCATCCGTAGCTTCCACACCTTCTAGTTTGTCTAGCTCAGCCTCTAGGTCGAGGTCGTCAGAACCTGACTCCTCAACAACTGGGGCTTCGGTAGACTCTGTGACCACCTCATCAGCTACCTCGGCGGCAGCTTCAGCAAGTGGTGATACTACATCCGTAATCTGAAGAGAACGGTTAACGTTCTGGATAAAGCCTTGGCTGGCTTCAGAGGACGGCTGCGTTTGCTGTTGCGGTTGTTGTGACATCTTGCATTATACCTTGTAGTTGGTCAGTTGGAATACCTTCTGTGGGAACCCCCATGGCATTAAGCATACCTGCCCCACCATCAGTAGCCAACATTTGCTGCGTAGCTTGCTCTGCTATACCCCCACCTAAAGAGGCTGATAGGTCTACAGGTTGCTCAGCTTCTTGAGGAGCAGGAGCTTCCTGTTTACGTAGGTAGCGAGAAGGGTTTGGTAGACGTAACTGTTTCATCACAGCCAACAACAACTCTTTGTAGTCGATGAGGTTGGCCATCTGTTCGCTACGGCTGCTAATATCCATCAACTGCATTAAAGCCTGCATGTTGCGAGACTGTTCGATGACGAAGTTAGCACCAATAGGAATAACCTCCACAGGCATTGTGAATGCTTCTGGTGGTACAGCTACGAACTCGATATCTTTCTGCTCCTCGTTGTAGCGCTGGACGATAACCTCGTCTGTCTGGAATTGCTGGATTAGCTTGAAGACTTTACCCAACATAGGTAACGTACCCTCAGTCTCCAGTGCTGTGTGAGTACAGTTGAGACGATTCCCACCACTATCACGCACAGCAATAATCTCTTCGGCTGTAACACGGTCTCCTCTGCGAGGTTGACCAGCTCCGATGAGAGGGCCAGTTGCCATATTACGGTCAATAGCGCTCTCTAAGAAAGTCTGCTCGTTGTAACCAACAGAGAAGTTAGGAGGCCCCATATCTAAGCGACTGAGGTTACCCTTGTTAGCAACTTTGAAGATTTTACCAGGCTCCATCACCAAGTCCTCAGTACTGAGGAGGCCGTCTTGTACGTGCTCCCACATACCTTGCATGTGGAGGAGCAGGTTGTCGAGACGGAAGTTGGTGATTACGTTGTCGATGTGAAGCATACCTAGGTTGGGATGCAAGCTGCTTAGTCCATAGACGTTGTTGAGGTCTTTGAGCGTGATAGCAGTGACGTAAGGTGACCCACACCAGTACTCACTATCTGCTAAACGGATAAGTTGCTTACCTAAGAACACTGCGTGGATGTTTTTCCACACCACACCTTTAACACTGATGTCACCGTAGAACTCAATGACCTCTTCGCATGGCTGGTTCTGAGACTTATCGAGGTTTGGTGCCTCAGACCACTCAGCAACACGAGGATTGAAGTTGTCAACAGAGGATTGACTAGCTGTGAAGTAGTCTTCCTCCACATACTTCAAGAAATCAGGACGGTTAAGGTGGAGCCGACACCAAGTACCTTGGTTTCTACCGTCCAACCACACATCAAAAGGAGAAGGAACGTCTATCTCAAGGGAAGAGATGTCTTTGTTGACCACACTGTCGTCGTAAGTGGCAGATTCAGCATCAAAGGTACGCTGATAACAGCGTTCAACGTCCAACTTCCACCCCAAACGCCAAGTTGCAACCCCAAACAAGATGGAGTTGCGGGCGAATTGCTCAAACATGAGGCTAATACGAGCCTTATCGAGGTGGTTTTTGACACCAACCTGGATTAAATCGACGATACCACCCAACTCTGGTACCATCGGGCGTACTTCAAACCACTCATCGGAAGGGAAGGTAGCTGCTTTGAAGTACGAGACTAGCGTTTCTGTCACCTCAAAGGTCTTGGCAGTGTTCACACGGTGACGCCACTTATCAGAGCTGTTGATTTGATTCGCAGCTTCACCTCTCAAGACCTCTTTGTCTAGTGAGGAGTTACGCCACAGACGATAGGATTGGTTCCACACGTCTTCAGCAGGCAATCGAGCAGCTTTAGCATCCTGGAATCGCTTCATGATTTCAGTTGCAACGTCATCAGTTGTAATGCCAGATGCCTCAGCACCTATGAGCGGCGTTGGTAACTTAATCATTAGAAGATTCCTCCATACTGTTGGTTGTATTGGTTGGCTTGCTTAGACCAGAAAGGGTCTCCTCTGCGAACTCTTGCCTGCTTAGGCTCAGGTGGGAAAGACTTCTCGGCCACAACAGACATCGCGTCAGGTACGTCGTCTCTAGAAGTTGCTTTACCGAAGAAGTCAATAGGGTTAACAAATCGTTGGTTAAACTTGAGGTGGGAAGCGGCGACCAGCTTACCTTTGGAGGTGTAAGGGTGTAGGTGGTACTCGATGCGCTTCTGCTTGTTGCCTTTAGGCAAATAGTCCAGAATGCCACATTCGACCTTAGCTTCAGATACAGCCTTAACGAGCATCTTACGCAGTAACGCTTGGAACCCTACAGTCTCTACGAAAGTGAGCTTAACATTCCACTTCTTGATTAGCCTGACGAACTCTTCACATGTACGCTCTGGCGTGAAGTGCCCCACCAAAGTATCTACGATGACCAAGCGCCCGTGTAGGCTTACCCCACCAACAACAATAGCTGTGTCATCAGCTCTGGACTTCAAGGAGATAGCAGGGTCAAGTGCGATGATAGGCTTGACGCAGTCGTAGTTGTTGTCGTTGTCCAGCTTGAAGTACACTAGACCGTCTGACTTACCTTCGATGAACTCAGCCTCGGGGTACCAGTGGAAACTGAGTGTGCTTAGAACTTGGAGTTCTTCGCTGTGTACCTTGTTGAGGTACTGAGCGTCGAATACGCCAGGTAACTCAGATAGCTCCTCGCGTAACTCAAGTTCTCGTTCTCTGTTAAAACCAGTGAGGATGTAACCGTCGGTGTGGTCGATGTCGTTGGCGTAGATGTTACGCTCAAAAACGTTGTACTTCAGCTTGCCGAGCTTGGCAGAAAGCTCTGTGGTGGCGTAGTAGTCCTGTGGGTCGTAGTGGGTACCAGTGACTACACGCTCATCCCCCAACAAATCAAAGAACTCGGTACCGTCAGGAAGAACTCCAGCCCTATCGTTCTTGGTGACCTTGTTGATGACAGACACAATGTCACCAGCCCAGCGCTTCATCTTCCTGATCTTGGTTTCAGAGCCTGCGTTGTCAAAGTCTACGGTGTCGTCCATGCAGACGATGTCGTA